TTATCAATAAAATCTAATTCTAATTTTAAAGATAATAATGCTGCTTCTTCAATATCTGCTTTTAATTCTGGGGTGTTAAATTCAGGATGTTCTTGCATTAGTGTTCTAAATAACCAACAACCAGCTTCTGAATGTAAAGATTCATCTCTAATACTCCATTCAACTATTTGTCCCACACCTTTAAGTTTATTATCTAGTTTAAATGATAATAAAACTGCAAAAGAAGAGAATAAATTAACCCCTTCTGTAAATGCTGAGAATATAGCTAATGATTTAGCTCTTTCATGCCAATTAGGAGTACCATCATGAGAATCTCTTACAGTTGTTAAAGCATCAATTTTAGCCATTGTAGCTTCATCTTCTAAAAACTCACTAAAATCATCTAATCCTAATTCTTCATTTAATAATGAATATGCTTCAGCATGAATTGTTTCAAATGCGCCAAATGTAACAGCCATTTTAATTACTTCGGGTTTTCTGAACCATTTTGTAACTAATGTTGACCAATAATCATTTACTACAGTTTCAGTTTGAGCAAATCCTTTTAGTATAGTACCAATTATATTTTTTTCATTATCTGTTAAATTTTGTTTCCAATCATTAACATCAGACATCATAGGTACTTCTGTGTGTAACCAATGAGCTTGTTGCTGTTGTAACCAATAATCAGATGCTTCTTGATATTCAAAAGGTTTATATACTATACGTTCTTTTAATAAAGATGTTTTTGCCATATTAATGTTTTTAAAGTTATGAATTTAGTTCAAAAAATTTGCTTTTTAAGGACTGCTTATCAAAAGTATCTAACTCATTATTAAAACTATTTGTGGGTTGTGGAGTATCATTTTCATAATCTTCTGGATTATAATCTACAACTTCAAAATGACCTGTAGATGTGTTAGCTTTTACACCAAATGTTAAACCATCAATACCATATCTATTCTTCATAATGTGAAATCTTCCTGTTCCGTTTACTTTATCTGCTTTTTTCCTTGAAAGAGAAATACACACGTCAGTTATCATAATTTTATCATATGATCCTGCTGCTTTATCCCCCTCTACGATGTCATCCTTTGCACCAGCTCTATTAACTTGAGAAACTGACCAAATTGGTATGTCTAATTCTCTAGCTAATCCCTTAGTGCTTGTATAAATATCATCTATTTCACCCTTACGATCAGCAGTTTTCTTTTTTGTTCCTAAAAGATCAACATAGTCAATAATTATTAAATCTGGTTTAACTCCAGAGTCTCCAACTTTAGCAATGTGTGATTCTATCGTAGACATTGTTGCGCGTCCTGTTGGAAATTCTTTAATAATTAATTCTCCTGGTAGTTGAGGAATTATTTCTTCTATTTTTTCTCTATTTTGTAAGATTTTATCAACTGGTACTTGACTAAAAAAAGCATCATATCTTCTTCCGACATATGCTTCACCTAATTCTAAAGTATAATGAATTACATTATAACCCATTTTTATAGCATGTCCTCCTAATGCTACTAATGACCAAGATTTACCACCTCCTGGATTACCAAATATAAGACCAAAATCTCCATTTCCCAATCCGCCTTGTAATAATTCATTAATCCTATTCCACGGGGTTGCAACAGTAGTTCTTGCATCTTCTCTAAACCTTGTTTCAATATCTTTATTATATTCATGTCCAACATTTTTATCATTACCTGCTTTTAAAGCAGATTCTACTAAGTGTTTAATACCATCAAAATCTCCTGCTTTTAATAAATCAACACTACTAAGTAAAGCTTTTTTAAGTTGTTGATTTTTACAAAATAAAGAAAATTCTTCCTGAACATATTCTAAATCTTCCTCTGATGCTTGATATGCTTCTCTTAACTGCTCTTTAACTGATAATTTTAAGACATCATTATCAATTTTTTTAACTTCAACCTTAAGAATATCCATTGAAGGGGTTGTATGATACCTATCATAATATCTTAATATTTCATTAATAATCCACTTATGTGCTTGATTATCAAAATATTCATCACTTAAAACATCATGTATGCTAATTAGAAATTGCTTATGTGTTAGTAATGAAGAAATGGCCTTAATTTGAAAATGAGGACCATATTGGTTTAAATTTAACAACGTCATATAACTTATTTTTTTATAACTAATTTTTCAAAAATTTCTTTTACCCAAAACTCAACATTTCGTATCATACCACCAAGTTTATCTTGATTATAAAACGCTACGAATTGCTCTGGAATATATGGAGGTGTTTTTGAATTTACAACCTCATTTAAATATTTTTCATCATCTTTACTAATCATAGGATTATCTAAATCCATAACTTTGTAATTTTTTTCTAATTCCTCATAATTTTGAATTATCCTAGCATAAACTACATGCTCCTTAAATTTAGATTCACAAATATTATATATATCTTTTAAATCCATATCTCGTTCTGTTAATTCTGGGAATTTTTTATACAATCCTTTTTCACCTAACCCCTTAACACCTTTAATTTTATCAGAATTATCACCTAAAAGAGTTTTGTGTAAAATAAAATTTTTAGGGGACATTTTATACTTATCAATTACTGTTTGTTCTGTATAATATTCTTTTTCCATAGGACGATATACAATAACATTTTCATTTACTAATTGAATAAAATCCTTATCAGAAGATACTATAAATATTTTATCAAGAGGGTCTTTTGGAATAACTTTACTAAAATAAGCAATAATATCATCAGCTTCTACTTTATCAATACTACAAGTTTTAACTGGTAGTGTTTTTAAATATTGAATTATTCTTACCATTTGATCTACCTTAGCATCATGCTCATCTTCTAAATCATCAAAAGCATCCCAATTAGTAATACGTTGTAAATCTCTACCTGATTTATATTCAGGTATTATATTTTTTCGATTATTAGCTGATCCAGCTCCATCAAATACAACATACACTTGTGTTGGATCTATCTGACGAATTAAAGCACCTAATGAACGGAAAAAACCACCTAAACCTCCTACATGAACTCCATCAGGGTTAACCATATTCATCATTGCAAAGTTTCTAAAAAATAGATTTAATCCATCTATTAATAGAACTCTTTCACTATTTACTACAGTACCTTCCCCTTGCTCTTGGATATTATCCAGGAGTTTAAATAATTCTTTCTGTTTCATTTAATTTGTTTTATACCGGAATATACGAAAAATATCCCGGGTATCAAAATTTATTGCGGCTCGTCTTCAAAAGATGTTATATCTGTAAATGCTTGACCTTCTTCAACTACTCTAAAATCACCACCACCTAAAATAGCAGCCCAATCATCTTTTCTAGCATCTTTATAGTTTTTAAGATCTCGGTCATTATCTAAAATAAACCCATGAGGTGTCATAACAATTTTTCCTCTAGTAGTAACACCATTAATATGGTTTTTATCAATTTGAATATTTACCCTTTTAGCAAATTCAACTTGTTTACCATCTTTAATAGCTTTAATTTTAGAAGTTCCAGCTGACATAACATTCCCAAATGTAACTACAAATGTAGAATCAAACCACATAGCGTAACCACCTTTATTCATTAGTTTTGGTTGTCCCATAGGAGATTCAGCTTTTAATGTCCAAACCTTATTAATACAAACTAATGTATTAGTAAATGGTGATGATTCTTTTCTAGATAATGTTATTTTTTGATTTACACTATTACCAAACTGAGTTGACATTGCACCTGCATTCCACTCATTGTTGTTTTTATTAGATTTTATAGACATCTCACAAGGAACTGATCCAATAGAATCCCATAAAAATAATAAATCATAAGGTAAATTACCTTTTTTCTGTTCATCAATTAAATCTAAAATAAACCCAGCAACATCTTCAATAGAATTAATAGTTTCTCTATCTACATAAATAAAGTTACCTTCATAATTTACTACTTCTCCAGTATCTGGATCTTTTACCTCATCAACTTCTAACCCCATCATTTTTGCATGATCCCACGACCATTTCATCTCTGTAATAATAAATACAGGCATAATGTTTCGTTTTTGAGCTGCAACAGCTGCTTCCAAAAGAGCGGTAGTTTTTCCAGTATCCGAGTGACCCCTAAGGAGCACAATATGCCCCATAGGAATACCTGGAATTGAAGTTACCTCTTGGAACGCTGACGAAATTGGAATCCAGTCCTGATCCTTAAATTTAATATTAGATTTTAAACCTTTTTTGGTTTTAAAAGCATCTAAATTGAAATTTGATTGTATTTCTTTAGAGACTGCTTCCCCTAGTGTTTTTTTCTTTTTCGCCATGTATTTTATTTATTAAAACGGTAAATCATCCTTTTTCTTATCATCTGAAAATAGATCATCAAATTGATCTGCTTTAGATTTAGACTTATTAGTATCAAGTGAATAATTACTTGAAGCTGGAGTCGAAGTTGATGTATTTGTTGTAGTTGTAGTTGAAACTTCAGTTTCTCCATCTGATAAGAAATCTTGTAATGCTGCTTTTACCTCATCAAATGTAAATTTCTTGAATACATCAAGTGGATTTGGTTGATTATTTAGTAAATTTTCAGCTATTTTATCATCTGATGATAATGTTGATGTTTTAAGAGATGGTCCTACTGATGTATCATTGTAAGGAGTTCCTGTTACTTCAGGTCCTACAGTAGTTAATTTAATATCTCTACCACCTACAATATCAGTGTAATCACCAATTTCTTCATCAGCAGCCATATTTAAAAAATCTTGATATACTTTTTTACCAAACTGCCATAATTTAACACCTTCACCTTCTTCACCTCTTACTACAATAGGAGCAAAAATACGTGTTTTAGCATCTAATTTTTTAGCTAATCTCCAATTATCTTTATCACCACTGTTACGTAGTTGTTTAGTAAATTCTTGAATTGGATCTTTTTCACCCCAATTTTGAGGAGAGGCCATAACTCTTTGTCCGATACCATAGTAAAATAACATTTCTGTAAAAGGAAATTGTTTATTGTGTTTGTTAGGTACTACTCTAACTACTTCTTTTCCAACTGATGGTTTCCAAAATAATGATTTACCACCTGTGCTGTTGGCAGTTGTTTGCTTGTTCATTTGTTCCAAGCGATTTTTGATTGCATTTAAATCCATAATAGATAACTTTTTTTGTTTTATAACGTTTATTAATGTGATGAATATACGAACGAATGTTCGGTTTGCCTAACTATACTTCAAGAATCTTGTAGATTTTTGTTTTTAATTCTTTTAACTCATCTCTTTGAGTAAGAAGTATTGTATTTTTATAATGTTCCCATGTTATTGGGAATTTAGTATCAACTACCCCACCATTTAATCTTTTAATTAATTCATTTAAAGCATTAATAGTATATAAAGTATTTGATTCTTTTTTCCTATGTACTAAAATTGTATTATCTGGGAGTGTGTTTAAATTTGCTTGATCAATATTATAGGTACACACATACTCATCATTACTTTTAACATGCAAAACAAATATTTTGTTATACATAATGTTATAAGTAGTTGTCAGATTCTTTATTAATGAATCTAACTCCTCTAATGTAGTAAAGGTGCAAAATAATTTATTATTCAAATCATTTAAATTTAATTTAGCAAATTCGCTAAAATCGTCTATGGTATACATATTAATCGATTTATTTAAAATTGTAGGTGTCTCCATAACTTTCTTTTATTTGTAACTTATTATTATTAATTATTTGCTTGACTTCATCAATCAAATCTCTCTCACTTTTATCAAAATCAAACAAAAAACTATCATAAGTATATAACACTAACTTAGTTTTACGTCCTTTTAATGACTTAAATATATCCCATAATATACGAATATTCATTGCTGTCTCCAAGTTTTGAAGTAAGTAATTTAGTAATTTTTGGGGTTTCATATCATCTAAATTTTCTTTTTTAAATTGATATTTTGAAATAGGGCACTCTATGTAGCCCTCTTTGTTAAATTTTTCCCACAAATCATCTACATATATTTGTACTCTTTGAAAAAATTCCAGATTTTTAAACTGTTCAAATACTCCTCCGTATAGTTGTTTAAACGTTAATTCCTTAGATTTTTGGTAATCCACACCATACATTTTTGCAAAAGATTGGTGAATATCTTTATCACCAAAATCATACCCCACCAACAACCCCAAAAGAGTAGGATGATAAGCACTAATATCCAACTCAATAAATGAATCATTACGTGGAATGAAACTCTCCCTACATCCATTATCTTTATTAAGTGCTGCATAATTAACTCCATTAAATTTATTTGAAGGTCTTGTTGTTAGTGTTTTAAAGTTGTACTGCGTGTAGGTGATGTTACTATCGATAGGGTGAAAGTGCGATTCAAATTCTTCTCGATTAATTTGTATTCCACTTCGCTCCACGGCGTTGAAAACCACTGTGGCTTTGTTGTTGTAAAAGTCATTGATTGGCTCATTTATTCTTTCTTTTAATTCATTATATAATTTTTCACAATACTCATAATGTTTAACTATAGGTATTATTCTATTTATTTTTTTATTATTAGGGTACTTACTGTAAAAATAATTATGTGTTTTAGTTAATTCTGGTATATACGTAGGCGAATTTAGTGTTGTGTCTAAAAGGTTTTTGAAAATTAAATAATGTAAAAATTCTTTTTTATCACGTACATATATGTTGTTTATGTTGTCTAATACACGTTTTACGGCGTATAAATCAATGTTCAATGTTTCACTATGGGATGTGGGTAACATATACCCTTTCGTTGAATTTAACGGGTGGATATAAATCGCACAAATACCATTTTGAGTTGGGTGTTCTCTATTATCATAAGGAATTATTTCTACAAATGCATCTCCCTTACAATAGTTTTGAAACACCTCTAATTGATCATCATCTTCAACTAACCAAAACATAACTATTATTTTGGACTAATATATGAAAATAAACTTAATAATCCAATTTTACTTATAAAAAGCTAAATAATTATTTTTTAAAAATAAATCTAAACCTAGTCTTTTATTTTTTTGTTCAGCTATTAGAATTTGGTTTCTATTAGTAATTCTAATTTTATCTATATCCCCAGTTAAAGTCCATTGAATTGAAAAAACACTAAATAATTCCCAAACTAAATTAGCATCCTTTTTTTGCATTTTTTTAAATGTTTTTTCATTTAATTCTATATATTTAATTTCATTTATTTTAACAGCAAAATATCTTGTAAATGAGCCTAACATATAATCATCTTCCGTAGGAGTTGGGTAAAATTGTTGAGGCATTTGTCTAGGTTGATCATCAATTGTACTTTCTCCTCTTGTTTTTAAATAAGTTACAATTTCTCCTTGATTCCAATATTCATCTGACTCTTCCATTGTTAAGCTAGCTGGGCTTGTTATTTCTGGAT